ACTGGAGGTTTCCCAGTGTTGTTACTTTATAACTTATTTAAACGATGTGCGCAACAAATAAAAAACCCCACCTTTTGAGTGGGGCCTAAATCAAGGGCGGTACTTAGGGTACTCGTTTAAGCACAACGACCTTCAGCTGTGCGCCCCTTTGATTTAATACTTAAGCACCGGGCGAACCGAAGATGCCAAGCGGGTCAGAAACGCCAAAACTGTAGCGCTCGCGAGCCTTATAACGGCTGTTGCCGGTGTCAAAATCCGAATCCATTGACGTCTGCATAGGCGAACGAACAAAGTGCTTCAGACCGTTAGGCACATCAGTACACAAGAACCAAGCATTCGTGTCTGTCAAGTGGTTGTTAACTGTGTAACCACCGGAGACAGAACCGTTGTTCTTAATTGCATTGATGTCGTTGTCTGCTGTACCAACACGCAATTCAGTTTCGAGCAAGCGAGTTGCAACAAACTGGAGTGATGGAGGAACAACCAGCTTCTTGGGGTTTGCAGCGATCAGAAGTCCACGCTCATCAGTCCATGCGGCGATTTGAATGACAGCGGCTTCCAAGGAAGTCTCATTCAAGTCAGATGGAGTGGCAGGACGGTTGCTGTTAACGCCACCTGAAACCAATGGGTGTGCAGTCGAACACAGAGTTACGCCGTCGCCGTAGGTAATACCGGCAGCGAATGCGTTGTTAAGGATGTTTGCAGCCTTAACTTGCTTTGTGTAAGACATACCGCGAGCCAATGCCTTCGTGTAACGTGCAGACAGTGAGTCGTACAGGTTATCTTCAATCGCCTCTTCGGTGATTGAGAAGCCCATAGCGATGGTCTCGTGGACGTAACGAGCAGTCCAAGCTTCTTGTGCATTGTCATAAGCCAATGCGGCGCCTTCGTTCTTGACTGGAGCAGCCGAGAAGCCAGACAGCTTGGTTTCTTCTTCGAACGAACGCTCGGAAGATTCTGTTTCAAAAATCTCTTTGTGCTGTTCGCCGTACTTTTTGTACTCAAGACCAAAAAGTGCGTTAAGCCCGGGGAGTAGTTCTTTAAGTAGTTGTGCGCGTGAAATAGCCATGATTTAGCTCCTTATACGCCGACGGCGGTTTCGTAAGCGTGCATACCGAAGTTGAGCTTTACGATCACTTCCGGATAGAACGTGTTGCCACCAGAGACAAAGGCGGTATCAGGCACAACGTCAACGATGCGAATCGGCAGAGTGTCTGTCGTAGCAGTCGAATCAAGCAGTGCAATTTGTGAGTTGCCGGGTGCTGTGATTGTGGTGTTGTTTACGATAGTGGCGTTTTCACCAACAGCCGTATATTGAACGCCAGTCACAACAGTTGTTCCAGAAACCACAGCGACTTGAAACAGCGCATCTGGATCATCACAAACATAAGCTGTGATAAAGCCGGTTGTTACTGTTGTGCCGCCAACGAAGTTCTGCTGAAATTGCAGTTGACCTGTTGTTGGGTTAATGAATTCACAACCAAGGAACACGCCAGCGAATCCGCCAGTAGGTTTAGCAGTAGTAGCAGCCGAACGTGCGACAGTACCGTCGTTAACCTTGACAAGCAAATCACCGTTGCCGATGGATGTGGCATAGGCGCTAGCAATACGCATTTTACGCGTAGAACCGGCAAATAGCTGTCCACCGATCAGATTGACCGGCTTTAAGCCATAGGGTTTATCAATAGTAGGGTAAGCCATTTAAGGACTCCTAATGAATTAAATTTAACTTCCTTTTCCGAAAGTAACCTTAGTTTTACGCTCATTGAATAGCGGCATACGCGGGTCATTTTCTCTCATAAAGCTGTGATCTACCGAACGTATCTGAGCATCAGTTTGATTCTGATAGTACTCAGCACGGTCTTCAACCATTTCTGAAGGGGCCTTACAAAGCATCAAACCACCAATCACGATATTGTCTTTAAAGCGGTCATTTTCGACAGCCACTAGATGAATCTCGGGGTGATCCACGGCTTTACATGGTTCCCATCCTTCACGAAGTTTAGAAGAAAAGTTCATAGCATCTGCTTCGCCACGAGTTGAAACTCGTACCCAGTAAAAACTCCAACCATCTTGCGGCAGTGGGCTAGGCAATGTTTCAGGCCGAGACCAAGAGCGTTTACGAGCCGTTGTTTCACGGGTTTGCAATTCACGATTTACACGATTTTCAGCCATGATTATTTCCTCATCTCTTCAGCAACCTTTTGGGCGTATAGTTCAAGTGGTACTCCAAGCCGCTTTGCAATGGCCACCTGCGTTTGCGTCAGTACGATCTTTTTAGGCGCAGTACTACGTGTTGCAGGAGCTACTACATTAGACTTCTTACGTGGCTTTTCTTCCACTTGGTCGGGTTCGTCAAAGGAAAATTCCTCTGGAAAGACCTGCCGCATACGAGAATTTATCTTCTCGTAGTAATCATCACCTCTAGGGTCGAGACCCTGTTTGACCAATTTCTGATGCAACCCTAGCGCAAAACTGGTCATCTCATCGTCTGATCCAAACCATGAGTTAGCTTGTTGCCATCTCACAGCTTTTTCATCAACCGACGGCGCTGGGGTGAATTGTTCCTGTTTTACCACTCTTTCTGGTTCTTGCGCAACAGGAATTTTAAAATTACTTAGCCGGTCAGCTTTGATCTTTACCGACGTAAGTTCTTCCTGAGCTGCAAGTACCTCATCTGAATCGCCAGACTCATACGCTTGCTTGTATTTGTACTTGGCCTGTTCGAGCTCAGCAGCCGTGGCACGCTTGGCTTGATCCAAAAGAATCTCTTGGTTCTTGCCTACCGTTCCTTTGAGTTTGCTGTTCTCTTCCACAAGCTGTTGAGCGATACGCAAAGCTTCTTCTTTCTCTCGGAAAGCTGTCTCTTTTGCGCGACGCTCATCGTGGTAGCCCTTACTAAAATGTTGCAAACGCTTACGAACCTTTTCGGAATAATCCTCTAGTTCTTCGTCTGTTACATTTTCTGGTGGGTCCGACGCCTTACGGTTACGGTCTTTAGCGGGGGTGTCGTCTACGACTTCAATCTCTACATCAGCCTTGGTTTCAATTTCTACCTCAGGCTTTTCGGATTCGCGCCCCTCAATTTCTATCTTGGTGCTTTCACCCTCTGGGTCAGGAAAGCTGAATTCTATTTTTTCCATAATTTTCCTTTGCACGCATTATGCGGATTAGACTGCACGAGTAACACCCTTTGGATCTGGGACGACGGCTTCAATAGAATCGTCATTGAGCAAGCGTAATTCTTGGCCATTGACTTTAAAGCGCGTGCCAGAATTTGGACGAAACATGACAAAATCACCTGCCTTGCACCACGGGCCATTAGGAAAGCGATCTTTATCAGAGTAAGCTTCAGCACCCATATCGAGAACAATGCCCATCGTAGAGAGGATTCGCTCTTCGTTGACTGTGCGCTCTGACTTTACAATCCCAGAATCATACTTTTTCTCAATTGTAGGTAAGGCAATAAGCACCCTATAGCCAACCGGCTTGGGGATCTGTTGTTCCATTTCTTCTTCGGGTACTACGACTTGTTCAGTCATCTTCATCTTCCATAAAGTTACGCATGAGGTCATTTACTTCGCGTTGTGCGACACTTAGACCTTGAATAAGGCCGCACAGATTCTTGTAATGGGCAAACTCTTTACATCCCCCATCAGCAAGGAACTCCATAGCAGAGCGTTTATGCTCGTCAAGCTTTTCATTTAGCACGTCAAAGACGGACTTACCCATTATTAACTCCCGTTTCTAGCCTTGTTTTGTGCCAAGACGGTCTTCATAAGATCTAACTTGGTACGCTGCTCGGCCTGCGTTTGCTGCGAGGATACTCGCGTGTTTTCCTTCTCTAACTCTACTGCTACCTTCATCTTATCTAGCTCTAATCTTTCGTTCGCAAGCGTAATGTCGGCCTGATCTTTCTGAGCCTTACGCTGAACATCTGACTGCTTAACCTGCACTTCTGCTTGCTGCAACTGGAACATTGGATCTTGCTGCTGTTGTTGTGCTTGTTGCTGCGCTGCTTCTGCCTGATGAATCTGAGTCAACTGTTTGCCGGCATCTGCAACCAATCGTGCCAATTGAACTTCAACTTCTTCTGGCAGCTCTGCATCTGGTGCTGGGAGTGGAACACCCAATCTTTCTTCAATCTGCTTGCGATACTTGAACGCCAAGTGTTCGGCAATGTGTGCTTGCAAGGATGACATTAACTGCTGAGCCATAGGGTTCTGGCCAATAGTCTGTGCAATCATTGGGTCTTGCATGAACGATTGGTGCGTTGCAATATGGGCGTCTTGGTCTTGGTAGATAAACGCTTTGACGGGTTTGCCAACAAGGATGGCCATGTTCTCGGATACTGGATCGCGAGGTTTCTGGTCTTCTGTTGTGGGGACTAACTTGTCTGCATTCTTAATACCCAAGACGTCAATCATCTGGCGGTGTAGTTGTGGCAAGTCGTAAATCTGTGGTGCTTGCTGCGCCATTTGAAGTACGGCTTGATACTGGACCACACGTTGCGCCATTGTGCTGCTGTTAGGATCGCTAACAGGAATGACGTCAACCATCTCATAATCTGAGCGGCGAGCAACAATCGGACCCTTCTCGGGCTCGTACTCGTATTCCTCTGGCGCATAGTCGGCAATGATGTTTTTTAAGAGTTTGAACTCTTGTTTCATTGCATAGTGAACACGGGACTGCACTGCGGCCATAGGTTTGAGGGTTCGCTCAAGTAAGGCTAGAGTGGTTCCAACCGGAGCATTGGCGCTCATGTCGGAGATATTCATATCACTAATAGCGCCTAGACGACGGCCTTCTGTGGTGATTTGATTCAGTAAAGACAGCAAGACTTGGCTAGGCTCTTTGTAGGGCATAGTCATGATGTTGTCTTTGATGCTGCCACTTGGGACGTCTACATCACGAAACTCGCCCGGAGCAATCGGTGTGTCATCGCCTTTTACGCGCAGACCACGAGACTTAAGACCACCGGGAAGATTACTAAGAGTGCCAGCATCAACAAGCTGGCGAATAATAGAAGTGCCTGCACGAGCGTACCCTCCAATAATGTGAATCAAACCCATGCCATAGAAACCAAAGCCGGGAACGTATACATAGTGCACAAAGTGTTGGCGCTTTAACTGTAACTCATCATCTGGATTCCAGTTTCTACGGATGGCCAGAATAGTTTCTGTGCCGCGCTCAATCGTAATGACGTAGGGTTTAGCAAGATCATCTTCATCATCAACGCCGGGAATGACGTAATCAATGTGGATCTCGCACAATGAGTAACGATCGTCATCGGTCAGGGTAAACCCGCCCTCTTCGGCTTTTCTTTCTTCGATGTCTGTATGGTAAGTCGTAGGTTCGCCGAGCTCTACATTAGCGTAAAAACCATTGGCTTGAAGTTTTTTAATTTCGTTCTTAGTCTTGCGCATAATGTGAGTAACACGCTCTGCGCTCTCTATGTGCGATGCACCATAAGGAACAATAACGTCTTCTGCCGGAATGTAGATAGATACTTGCCGGTTTAGATTGGGATCAAAGTAAACTTTTTTGAATGCAGACCCCGCCAGACCTAACGAATACAAAGCGCGTTCATGCTCAGGGCGGTACTCTACCATCCGGTCTGTTAATTGATAATTCATATCAGCCTGCACACGCATGGCGGCTTCTTCTTTCTCACGCGTGATCTTGCCGATAATCTGCGTCTTAACAGGTCCTGCCGCAGGGAAGGTCTCTGACATAGCTTCGGCTTGGAAACGAATGGCCGCTTCTGCTAGGACGGTAGAGTAAACGCCACACGCATTTTGCCAAGGCTCTGTACGCTCTTCGTATTTGAAACCGAGAACATCCAAGCCCTTAACGTAAGTATCTGCCCAGTCTTTGCGGCTGTTTACGTCTTGCTCAACCATTGAGAGAAGCTCGGAGGCCAAGGACTGTAACTCGCCGTCATCCATCTCGTCGGCTAAGTTTGAATCAAATTCGTCGTCCATCTCATCCTCAGGGATGAGCGTAATCTCGACGCTACCATCAGAAAGAGTCACTATATCCGGATTAACTATTTCAATCTCAAGCTCAGGCGTATCTTCTAAATTCTCTTCGATGCCCATTGGTGCCGCGTACAAGCCTTTTTCCATAATCTATCCTTAGTAATAAGCGCCGCGACGCCTAAATTGTCTTGGTTCATCTGGCTCATCTGTTTCTAAACGAATGAAACCACCTTTTCTAAATCGCAAGAGGGCCTGGCTGCAATTATGAACCAAAATGCCATTGGCATAATAGCAGTGTTCGCCCTCAACCGTTATGTCATACACGTTCTGAATAGAATGGGTGTTTTGTACGAGATTTACCTGTTCTATATTTAGACTCTGCTGACTGGCACCTAGAGGAACAATATTTTTTAAGCGCAATCTTTGCCATAGTAATACTGCCACACCAAATGCACGTTGTTTCAAATTCAACAAATACTTTTGGAACGCCCCAAGTTTTTCCGATTGAGTTTTTTGCGTGCTCTTTGTGCCAAGCAACCCCAGCTTCCGATGAATGCCATGCTGCGGCACTAGATCTAATGAGAGCAAGGTGGGCCAAGTGCTTGGGCGTTTTGCTTCTTTCAGAAAGCTCATCTGCGTGTTCTTGTTTATGGACGCCCCTTGGTAAGCACTCCAAGTTTGAGATGTCATTGTTGCTGGTGTCTCTGTCGATGTGGTGTATTTCGTATCCTTCTGGAATAACCCCGTTATGGTATATCCAGACATCTTTGTGCAACCTACTCCCTGCCCTTGAAAAATACTTACGGTGCGCGAGATTTTTGCTTTCAGGGTATCTATTGTATTTGCGACCATTAAAAACAACGGATTCAGAGGTAACATTATTTTGCTTAACAAACGACATGAAATATCTCCTTTAAAGATATATCCATTGTAGTTTGTTTGACTCAAGCAATCCACTCTTATCCATCCTTTTTGCGTTTTAATTTTATGGTTAGCCGTTGCAAAAATTACACAACTCCCAACCTGTACTTGCCACACTTCTTTTTTCCCGTTATCAAATACCGCACTTACTCTTCTTGATCCGTTTGGCGTCATCACAAAATCATTAACCGTAACTTCTTTAATCTTTTTATAAGAAAAATTGGCCATTAAAACTAAAGTATCGCCAACAAGACATGAATCAACAAAATCGTCATGTTGAGCATTAGGGAATGCCGCTAACTCTTCGATGACTTCTTCTGCCCATCTTTTAGGGGGCGCCCATACTTTTCCTGATGCAAACAAATCTGATATAGCGTTCACCCGCACAATCTTATCATTACCCCTTGTCGGCGTAAACTCTTGAACAGGTATGCCCATAGCCCGTAATTCATAAATAAGAGGAGCTCCAGACGCTTTGGCTTCCACAATAAATGAATCAGGTTCCCACTCTTTGTAAAATCTCATTGCTACTTCTTTGAGTTCGGGGAATTCCATGCGCTTTTTCATCGCATCCAAGAGAATAATATTTGGATCTTCTGGATTTTCATTAGGATAGAAAACACCCCAAGTTGTACAGGCTGAATAGTCGGCTCTTTCTGACTTTGAGAACGCCGTATCCCAGCTTTGAAGGATGTATTCGCACCGAGGCGCGTCTTCCTGTTCCCAAATCTTCCACCAATCCCGTTTAATAAGCGCCCCTTCCTCAGAAGTCGGGCTCTGCTGGTACTGGGCGTTCCACTTTGCAGGAGGAAGTTCATCTCTTAATGCCTCAAGTTCTTCGTAACTCCAAAACTCTGGCCATAAAGGCTTGCCGGAAGGGAGGATGGCGGGAAATTCAATCAATTCCCACTTTTCACCGTCTCTTTCTAGTGCACTTTGCAGGATTCTACCCGTTAAGTCCCGTTTTGACCACCGAGTCTGGACGATCACGATACTTCCGCCCGGCTGCAAACGTTGCCGTGGGCCAGATGTGTACCATTCAAAGACGGAATCAAAGATTTCAGGACTACTTGCTGCTAATCGGGCCTCTTGCTCAGAGTGTGGGTCATCAATAATAAGTAGATCAGCGCCTTTACCCGTTACCGTTCCTCCTACACCAATAGCAAAGTACTCGCCGTTGTGGTTTGTAGACCAACGACCCGCCGCTTTTGAGTCTTGTCTCAAACTCACGTTAGGAAAGACTTTTGCATACTGTTCAGAACCTACTAAATTTCGTACCTTACGACCAAAGCCCGTGGCTAATTCTGCCGTGTTCGAACACTGAATAATCTTCTTATTCGGAAACTTCCCCAAAAACCATGCCGGTAAGAGATAAGAGGCAAACTCGCTTTTTGTGTGGCGAGGAGGCATATTCACAATTAGTCTTTTTGTCTTTCCTTCGCATATCTCTTGGAACTTCTTCGCCATCACTTTATGGTGTCTACCATTCACAAAGCCCGGCCACATCTCTGCGATATAAGACATAAAGTCTTTCTGCGCACGCTCTCTCTTTAAAGACGCCTCATAGTCCGCCAGAGTGGCTAATAAACCCTCTTGCTCAGACGCCGGCAATCCTTCTATGGCTAGTGTGATTTCTTCTAAATTCATAAATTCCTCAACCTAATCCAAGAAGGCCTAACACTCCTACTCTTATTCTTTTCTTTCTTACACGCACCACTATCACATAACCTCTTAATCATCCTATGCACATTAGCTCTACTCTTATCCCCAGTAAGTAACATAATGTCATCTATAGAAGGACCAAACCCAAACTTCTTCCACCACTCTTCTATCACTAAATAGATTTCCATCTGTCTTTCCGTCATTACCTTCTCCATGCACTCTTCTCTTTTCATAAAATATATCCCCCCCACCCTTAAATTACGAACATTTGCTCAATCAAATCCTAAAAATTTATTACCCCCCACCCATTTAGATTCCAAAACACAAGGGGGGGTGTTCCTATATCTCAAAAATGACACCAGACCCCGTATTTTCTGACACTTTTCCCCACTTTTACAAAATGTCACCCTAAACGTTTAGGGTGAGAATTTATCTTATCGTTATATATCAAGGACTTACATTTCCTAAGTCATCCTTGCTTGGTGTGATTTCGCCACTTTCGATAGATAAATGTGATGGTGATTCGAGTGGGATTGATTCTGGAGCGGGTGATTTGAGTGGAATAGTATGTAATACGTCCACAAGGTACACATCAGCAGTCTCGGGGGGTGGCGTACCGGTGGGGGTCACATCCGCCTGTTTCAGCTCATCCAGTAGAGAATCCCCGTCGTCCTTAGGCGTCACGTCCTGCACGTCTGTGATGACACTCTTAAGCTGATCGAGTAGTCGTCGACGTATATCGCCAGACTGATGGACTACTAAGGTTTCCTTACGGTCTACGAATAAGCCGATCTCAGCTACAGAGCCAAGGAGCTTCAAGCATTGGACGCGTTGAGCCGGTGGGAAGTCGGGATCTAAAACGTGCTGAGTAAGTTGCGAGACTACTAGAGCCCTCAATTGAGTGGGTGTCTGGTATTCACGATACTGTTCAGCAGTCCTAAACGCATCGACAGCTACTTGTATTCTATTGTCGTTTGATAGCACGCTCGCACGACTACCTACGCTCTTCGCGTTTCCTTTTGACTTGTATGCGTCTCTATACGCTTGTGCTTTACTTGTCTTGCCTAAAGCCAACTGTTTTGCGAACTCTATTTGTCTTGCTGATAAGTTGGGTTTAGTGCCTGTAGCACCCCGTAGGATAGTATCCATGGGTATTTGTTCTAATCCTTCTCTTACTTGTGCGCGTGATAATTTAGCCATGTTGTGAATCACCGTTTTTTTAACTTTCGCTCGCTGTCTCTTGTAGATTGTTTCACGTGAAACATACGGTACATTATGCGAATATTATCACACTGTGCAAATGTACAGCACGTTTAAACCGATTCTAACGCCCCTTAGCGCTCATTACCCATCAGTCAATACCAACACCTGGGTGTAAAACATCATACTTTTGACCGTTTCACGTGAAACACTCGATAGATTTCTGCTATCGAATGGCAAGTACTGATAAATATATTTATTTGGTTTGTCACGCATAACAAGAAAATACGTGCTCTAATTCGTTAATGCAATACATAAATTTTTTTGAATCATGTTAATGAGTATTACTAATGCAAACCAGTCCAAATTAAAACCCACTAAAAAGGAAACAAAATGAAATACAAACATATTTTTTTGCGCAAGGGTTACGTTGTTGCAGTGTTGTATAGTAAAGACAAAAACACAGATCAAAGTCGATTGTTTGTGTGCAGTAAATATGATAGCGTCAGAGTTGAATTAGCATGAACATGCAAATCACAGTCGAAATTAAAACCCGCTACGGCACAGAATTTATTTACCCTAAGTGCGACTTAGCCGAAAAACTGACCCGCCTCACGGGAAAGAAGACACTAAGTCAGCGAGACATCGACACTATTAAATCTTTGGGGTATTCCGTGACCGTACATCAAGAGAAGGCCACACTATGAAAGCCGTTGATTTTTTGGGAAGCAAAATCAGTGTTTTGGGACAAACCGAAACGACTATTATTTATAAACAACTTTAAGGGTTTAATCATGAAAACCACACTAAATTTAATACGTGAAAAGTCCCCCTGCGCAAATGGATGGAAAAAACTATTAGCGCATTTAGGCAAAACGCAGGCAGATGACGAGCCACTATCACTCATCACTATTTTAGACAGCAATGGCTTAGCCGATGCCCTGTGGTGCTTAAGAGCAGTCGAAGGGTATGACAGAGAGATTCGACTTTATACCGTTTGGTGCGCTCGGCAAGTGCAACATCTGATGACAGATAAACGCAGTCTTGATGCGTTGGATGTAGCAGAAAGATACGCAAACGGGTTGACTACTGAATATGAACTAGATATTGCACGGGATGCTGCACGGGATGTGGCATGGGATGCGCAATGGGATATGCAATGGGAAGCGGCATGTGCTGCGCAATGGGCTGCAGCAAAGGATGCGGCATGTGCTGCGGCAAGGCATGCGGCAGGTGCTGCGCGATGGCATGCGGAAAAGGATGTGGCATGTGATGCGCAATGGGATGCGGCATGGGATGTGGCAAGGGATGCGGCAAGGGATGCGGCAGGTGCTGCGCAATGGCATGTGGCAAGGGATGCTCAAGCGAAACGACTGCGCGAAGTCTGTACAGTGTGAAACGCTTTTCCCTTCAGGCATGTATTTGTGTCGCCCCGATAGCACTTGCATTCCTCACAGCTTTATTTATAATATAACAAACACATGACAGGAGTAATTACCATGACACACACAGCCGAAGCACTTCAACGTGCCACCACTAACCAGAGCTTTGCAAACTATCCCGCAATCATCACAGGGTTTGCAGAACGTGGCATCCCGCCCGAACGAATACGCCCCCGTGAAAATGTCTTCACTTTCAACGCATGGCGGCAGTTATCCCGCACCGTCAAAAAAGGAGAAAAGGGAGTGCAGATTGTGACGTGGATACCTTGCGAAAAAAACGGGGAAAAATTCGTGCGCCCCAAAACTACTACAGTTTTTCACGTCAGCCAAACTCAACCGATTGGAGCTTAAACATGAACCGCATAACAAACAAAGACTTACAAAACGTAAGTGACCGCCTAAACATTATTACCAACTCACCCGGAGAGACAGCATGAGCGAACGAAACACCATCACCGCCACCCTAGTACTAGCATGTAGAGCTTCGCTCGCCCTGCTAACCGACCCCGATGCAGAAGCGGCAGACGCCGACCGAGTGACCGACATACTAGAAGCCGCACTAGCCGATTTTGACAAGTGGGTGAAATCATGAAGGTTGAGCTATACGAAACCTACTGGCATCAGAAGGCTAATTTTTTGGAGTTTTAACTTATGTTTATGCGCTCAAATTCGTGGGTAATCGTCAACAAAATAACTAACGATGCAATTTTTGAAACGTGGAACGAAAACACAGCGAAGGCCATTAACACCAAAATGTATACAGCAATGACCGCATACGACTATTTATGCAACCTAAACCAAAAGGCTAAATCGTTAGCAGACATCCGCAAAACAGTAAAAGGAGTGACAGCATGAAAACCTATAGAATCTACGGCGAGTTTATACAACGGGTTTATGTTGACGTAGTGGCAATAGATGCCGAGCACGCAGGTGATGAAGCGTGCGATTTGCCCCTTAACAACTGGCATCACGTAGACCACGATGCCGACATTGACCAAACCGAAATCACACTTTTATGAGACACGACATGAAATCAAATCTACAGAAGGCGCAGGAATTCACGCTCGGGCAATGCCTGTCAGACTACCCGCCGCACTGGACATACGCTCAGATCATCGAGTACATCGAGGAGGAGAACCAAGATAATGCAGATTGCATTAGCGTGTGGGAACCCTTCGAATACCTAGATATTGTGACGATTATGGACAACATGGTCAGCGCCGTCACCCGATTGCTAGATGAAAATGTCTACGTGGCAGCAAAAGGCTAATTCTCACCCTAAACGTTTAGGGTGACATTGATTTTTACGCTTATTAAATGTAATATAAACAGACGGGACAGGAGAAAACTATGTCATTATATGTTGTCGAGTTACGGCTTGATGGTTATAGATTCGTGCGTGTGCAAGCAAAGGATAAGGAGGAGGCTATGGATATAGCCGTCCGTGACACAAATAATTTTGATATGGGCGACTGGGTGGTCAACGATATATCAATTACAGGCGCAGAAATCGAAGAGGAGAGCGACAATGGAATGTAAGGTGAAAATTGGGAGTGCTTATGAGCCTAAGTGGTTTGAGAAACGTTTCACACAAGGCACATACAGCGGCAAGAACGTCCCTTTAGATCAAGATGCTATGTGGCTACAGGATTGCCTATTAAACACGTCTCACGGTCTACGTGGCAGCAAAAGGCTAATGTTTATTATGGCGGGCTTGCTATCGTTGGCAGCTTTGTTTTACTTTACTTACTTATAAGTTAAAAATGAACAATCTTGAACAGCTATTAAAAGTATTAGACGAGGGTGCATTCATTACGCACGAAGAGATGGCAGCCCTTGCAAAAGAAGTACGTGCGTTACAACATGACGCTGCACGATACCAATGGTTGACACAGCACACGGCGCACTTGTTTCACTTGTCAGAGAAAGACTTAGGTAAACAGGTGGATATTTTGATGGATAAAGGAGAATGACATGAGTGGATTTCTTGGGA